GTGTTGCTGCAGCAGTGAGAACGCCTTTTGCTGCAGGCGGTTTCCGTCAGTTCGCAGATAGGCCTGGAAGCCGACCTGGTGATTGGGCATGTACAGCTCGTTGTAACGAACCATGGTCATGCCCAGCACATCGCGGATGATGTACTTGTCGAACTTTCCGAACAGCACAGAATACGCGCTAGCGCTCGGCAGGCCCGAGACAGTTGCAGTCATGGCGGCGTTCCAATCGATCTCGTAGCCCATGATCTTCTTGAGCTCGCCGGTGGTGGGATCGGTGAAGAGCGGACGTCCGTACTTGTCCTTCACCTTGCGCAGATAGTCGATGTAAGACCAGTGCGCCATGAACTTCGCTCCAACGCGGTATGCCGGATCGACGGCCCCGATGAGGCTCTCGAAGTCATCCGAGCCGATCGAGTTCGTTCCGGTGTTGCCGCCGACGCCGTCGTTGGTCGAAGAACCTACTGCAGTGACGACATTCGGCGAGGCATCGTTCTGAATCGCCGTCAGGATGCCGGTGGGCTGGTTAGCCCCAGATCCTGTGCCGGTGGTATATCCAGCTTCAGTCAGACGGCCAATGCGGATGCCGAGCAGTTGCGCCAGCAGAGCTTCCAGATCGAACGCGGAATCCTGCAGCAGCTGCACTTCCACGAGCACCTGATCGCTCGACGCCAGGTAGGCGTTGTACACGACTTCGGAGAACGGGGGATTGGTCTGCGAAACGCCAGCGTTAGGCGCCTGCGCCAACCAACGGCCTTGGTTCGTGGTGTCATCCGCAGCCGGCCAGTGCAAAGCATTGCCAGTGTTGGTGGGCACGACGCGCGCATTCCGGCGCATGCCTCCGTAGGCCTTCATCGCGATTTCGAGTTCACGCTGGAAACCCACCGGGATGGTGTACTCGCCCTGAGCCCCGGTGCCGGCGTTCATGGCGGTATAGCGCAATTCCTTGGCGAATCCTTCCAGTTTGTCGGAGGCCTTGCCGGTCCGAGCCCAACGCAGGAACTCAGTCCGATATTCGCGGCTGTTAGCGATCTGGAAAGCGCGACGCTCGGCTTCGGGCATTTCGGCGAGCCGTACTTCCTCATCCGTGGCGTTCTCGCGCGTTGCGGTCGGATCGCCGGCGCCAGGTTGCGGTTGCGGAGGCGGCGTGATGCGGCGCATCTCTTCATCGAGAGTGGCCTGGGCAGAGCAAGCCTCGATCTGAGCCTTCAGGTCTTTTTGTTCAGTGTTGAGTTTTCCCCAACGGGTTTGAGCTTCGAGGTTGTAGTTATTGCCCTCGGTGATCTCGCGCATCTCTTTGATCAGGGCTGCGCGTTTCTCCCGCAGTTGCTTTTCTTTATCAGTCATGATGGTTCCTCAGAATTGAATTTGTGCAACACGCATCCGAGGCCCGCGGCTTGCGGGATTGTGCGCATCGCCGCTGCAGCGCTCAGGCTCCTGGCCCAGGCCCCATCGGGCCACGCCGCGCGGCGGCAGAACTTTTATTTCTGAAAATCGAAAGCTACGAAACTGAATCTGTTTAGCTGAGCGCCCAGTTCGTGCCGGCCGGATTGCCGAGCCACTGCGCGTTATAGGCCGTCAAAGTGATCTCGTCGCCTACGTTTCCTGCACTGGTCGCAATGTGCTTGTTTCCGTTGATGATGTTCGCGGAAGTGGTCACAGTATGGGCATGGCCACTGGCGTCGATGAACTTCAGCGGCTGCGCATCATTGCCGCCGGCGCCAGGAGATCCCGCTACGGGCGTCGCGAGCGTCATCGCCGCAACTCCGGCATATGTGACGATCACCTTGCCGTGAGTAATGGTGATCGCGGTTGGTCCCGCCGTCGAAACGATCTGCGTCCCGGCGAGCTCCTGATCGACATAAGCACCAAAGCTGCCCAGTAATTGATCAAGAGCGCCCGCGTTAGTACCGGTAAAGGTTAGAGTGACGCCCACCAGCACGGCCGCTAGAAGAGCTAGCGCGGCGGGAACATGGTGAACTGCTAAAAGCGCGAGAGTGAATTCCATGAGAGTTTCTCCTTGAGAATTTTCACCACAGAGGCACCGAGACACCGAGAAGGCCAGAGCAGGATGGGACGCGGTCAAGAATGGACTGGTGCGCTCTCATTGGCTGGAGTGTTCTCTGGTGTCTCTGTGTCTCTGTGGTGGGCAAACGTTTTTTTACTGCTCTAGATCGAGTTCCGCGGTCAGAGTGCGAGCGCGCGCCAGGTCGATCGGAATCGGCTTCGAGCGCTTGTTCACACAGTCGACGCAGCGTTCGCAGCGACAATTACATTCGCCGTCGCCGGCCTGGTGATCGTCTTCCTCAGTCCCGTCCGGAACGTCCCCGCCTGTGACAACATCCTCACGAGCAAGGATCTTGCTGCGGATTTCGGCGGGCATGCCTTCCGCCCAGGGCGCCGAGCGGAGCTCGCGGGCGAAAGCGGCCACGGTACGCGTTCCGACGCTGGTCGCGTCATAAGCGGGATAAGTCACCGGACCAACGTCGAAGAGGTCGACGTCCTCGATCTCGCGCTGGTAGGTGGTAAAACCGTCTTCCTCAGTCTCCGTCCAGGTCTGTTTACGCACAGCGAAGGCGAAGCTGCAGCCAGTTACATCCCCACGATCGACGAAGCAACGGACGTCCTGGGCAATGTGCGTGCGGGCGTCGAGATCCAGATCGAAGCTCAATCCCTTCTGATCCTGATTCAACATCAGAGTGCTGTTGGTTGTGCGCGCAAGAAGGTTATCGGGATTGTGATTGAAGAGACCGCGCACATCCTGCTCTTCGTCGATAGCGCGCGAAAATGCGCCTGGCTTGATGCGTTCAACCATGCGAAACGACTTCGAGTCGTAGATCACATAGTCCTGGCCGAAAACGGCCGCGTAACCGGTAAGTCCCGGCTTGGCGTCGTCACCCTTGGCGCGAACCTTCGCACCTTTTGTAAATCGGCGTTCAATCATGGAAATCAGCTCCTAGTTAGAAAGTTCTCTACGCTCCCACTCTGCGCGCCAGTGCGCTCCATGAAGACGAATGCAGTGATCGCGCCATTCGCGCTCGGCATTCAGACTTACTCCGTCAACAAAGGCACCAACGATGCGCTCTAGATCGAACCCATGTCCGCGCTTCAGATCGAATCTGTGTCCGCGCTTCAACGTTTTCTCCCACGCTTCTCGCGCTGTGGCGCGGGACGCGGCTGCGGATTCGGTTTTGTCATGGTGCTGCCTGAACGATCGAGCATGGCGGATTCCGGCGGCGCCGGTTTCTGATTCGTTTCCACTGAGACCTCCACGGCCACACCGGCGCAAATGCGCCGCACAGCCTCGATAGGATCGATATCTTCTTCACGCAAAACATCGAGCATCAGAACTCTCATGCGATCGGCAGATCCTCGGCTTCCTCATCCTCGTCATCCGGATCCGGCGGCTCGCATTTGGCGCGCAGAAATTCAATCGCGCGGCGGAGCTCGCCGGCGGCTGTGTTATCTGCCCATAGCCCCGAAAGATCGCGATCAGGAGTCCATTGCTTTCCCCGATGCGCCATGCCGCGGATGTAGTCGCTAACGATCTGTACGCTCTTCTCGCTCAGACGGACGTCGCCGGGCTCACGCTGAGCTGGATCGCATTCGAATGCTGAGGCAATCGCGGTCAGAACAGGGGAAAAACAGCGCTGGAAGTCAGCCTCATTGGGCTTGCTACGAGCCAGAATGCGACCGAGAGCATCGCGAAACAGTGGAGAAAAGAGGCGGAAATAGTGCTTAATCTCGGCATCTGCGGATCTTTTTCCGCCCTGCGTGGATCCACTCGGGACCGCACTGCCTCCGTTGCCGCCGTTCTGATCGTTGCCGCCCTGGCCTTTGCCTTTGCCATCGTCTTCCGCGGCGGATGCGGGCTGCGTTCCTTTGACCGACTCTTCGTTGACTACGATCATGTTGACCGGCTGCCAAAGTTTGTCGCCAGGACGATCACTCTTGAATTGCTTTTCCGAGTAAGGCTGCTCGCCGAGCAGCGCGCGGCCTTCATCGACGGTGTAGAGGCCTGCATAGCGTCCCATCTGCACGCCCTTCAACAGATCGGCATAAGTAGCACGCTCGAAGTTGGTGGTATTGAAACGGGAATAGAAGCGCCCGGCGTTGCGCCCGCTCCGCGGGAACAGTTTGATGTTGATCGCCTGCTCCCACTTATTGAGCCAAGGCTTCAGCACGAAAACGAGGAACTCGAGGGCGCGCTGTTCCATGTTGGCGCGCGACTCTTCCGAGATGCCGAGAAAATGTGGTGGCACTCCAAAGATGGCTGCAATCTGCTCACGATTGAATTTGCGCGTCTCGATGAACTGCGCTTCGTCCGGAGGCACTCCCACTTTTTCCCAGCTCATGCCTCCATCGAGCAGCGTCATCTTGTGGGCCTGGCCACGCCCGTGGCCGGCCATCCAGGAAGAGATCGCCTGTTGCTTTTTGGCCGGCGCCAAGAAAC